TTGCCGCTCGTGCACACCACGAACACTTTCCGCGCATCGTCCGATAGCGCCTTGATACCGGGCAGAATCGCGTCGGCGCAGATCTCGACTTGTTCCGTCAGTCCGACCTCGTTCGTTTCAACGAGCTCCGGGTGGATATTGCCGGAGATAAGATCCCCATTGAGATTCAGCAGATGATCATCGCAAGTCGTGTGTCGCTTCCAGTCGGCCCGGAGCCACAGGACGTTATCCCAGTAGTTCCCCATACGGCGCTTGAATTCCTCGATCCCGTAGGTATTGCGCCCCAGTGTTTCCTCAGCCGTCACTACTTCGCCGCAATGAAGGTCGCTGCACATGGTGACTGGGGTGCCGGGTCGCATGCCGTTTTTCGGCCGACTCCTTGCTGCTACGATCGCCGGAACCGCCTTAATCCGAGAAAAGAAGTCGGACTCGCGTCGAGCCGCAGCGATCTCTTCCTGCAATCTACGGATCGTGGCCGATGCCTCGCTTCTCTTCTGCCGCTCTACTGCGGCGTCGGGATCCCAAGCCGGACGCGCGCGCGGTTTCAGATGCCGCCCGGCGGTGTCGCCGATCTTGCTGAACCACTCTGATAGCGTTCTCCACGGCATACCGAGCTTGAGTGCTGCCTCGTTGATCGTGTGACTTTCAGAGAGAGCCTTACGGGCCGCGCTCATCTGTTTTTCGCTTGGTCCTGCTTTCGGCATGTTTTTGAGCCTCAATACCGTTGATCGCGCCGGGGAGCCGGGAGCAGCCGATCCCCCGACGCGATCACCGGAAACCTTCGCGCTGCGGCCACTCAGCCGTCGTGCGCCATGACTGGACGCCTTCTAGCGGCGTTTTGATCCATTCCCCTGCCGCGTCGCAATCGACACCACGCGCGAACGGTCGACCACCATTCAGCCGACAGATCGCGCCGCTAGAGATCTCCCAACGGGCTTCGTTCTCGGCTTCGGCTTTTCGTCTCGCCGCGCGCTCGTCTCGAACATCGGATCGCAGGCCCCGGACCTCCGACACGATCTCGTCGAGCCGCGGCGCCGGATCGGTCGGCTTGTGGCGCAGAACCTCGAAAGCGCCCACACCGCCCAGGGCTGCAATAATCGCGATCACGCCTGACGCCCAGGCCGGCACGGTTGCTTTAGCGTGCGCGGCGGGCTGCAGAGCCGCGATCTGAAGCTTCAGGGCGCCGATCTGGCTCCGGGCTTCGGTCAACGCCCGCTCGTAGTGCGCGGACGGATCCGTCCGATCGCGGTAGTTCCGCGGCCGTTCGCTATAGCCGTCGTTCACTTACCGGACTTTGGCGAATCGTCCCCGATTCGTGTCGCCTTCTCTAGGCGTTGCTGCTCCAGCGCCGCTTCATGCTTATCGACCATGAGCCTTAGGATCTGAAGATCGGAGCGGAGCCCGATCACTTCGCTTGCACAGTGCTGTGCGGCGGTTCGCGCCAGATCGGCCCGCCCGCTCGATTCCTGTACGATCCCTTTGAGGTCGGCGACTAGGCCCTTGATCCCTTGTAGTTCTGCTAGCACTAGCTCGAGCGTCGAGCGCTCGCCGGGAAGCGAAACTGGCTCTAACTGAAGCGGCTTAGCGGCCGACTTACTACGGCTCATTGGGGCCTTACAGTTTGTGCGACGGCGGATGCGACAATCGATACTCCTAAGGCATTATAGTGCAAGGCGTCGCCTTGTATGCCGCTAGGCCCGACAGCCGCGTCTACCAGGTAAGCGTTAGGATCCGAAGCAACGTAGCTCACAAGCTGATCTCTTACGGTTGATCGAAAAGCAAGCGAAGTAAACTGATCTGAAAGCTGCAGTATGTAAGCTTTCATTCCAGCGCCGTATAGCGCTCTTTGCTCGGCTAAGAGAAACTGGAAGTTTGCTGCAGTAGCATTCGCTCCGGCTGAACTGGCTGCGTTCGACTCGCCGATCGACCATATCTGATAGATGTTTTGCTTACCCCCGAACGCAGCGCGAGCTGCGGCGACAGTGTCACGGAAGTCATTATAGAGCACGCCTCCGCCTTGGTTCGAGTGCCATGTAGCAATAGTCGTCGCGCCCTGCGAGAACATGATCACTAGTAGCGGCCGCTCGAATCGGTCGCGAATCATCTTTCCTGCTAGGCACCAAGGCCCGTAATGCAGCGTGCCGGCAACGTCCTTAGGGCCCAGAAACTCTATAGCACTCGAAGCGTAAACGTAGTTATTGTTGCTCTTAACCCAATTATAGACAAGCGGAGTTGGAAGCCCGGGGAGAGGCCCAATAACATTATGTGTCTGGTTATTGCTTTGGCCTGCAAAAACCGCAACGTCTACTGGATAGTCTGCACCGTAGGGCGGACCGGGGCGCGTATAGCTAGCGTCGTAGGGGATCTCCATCTCAGTCCCACAGCCCGCGATCACTATGGCGACAGTCAACGTCAGCCACTGTTTCACGCGATCACCCTGACAGCCCATCAGACCAAGCCTGCTCCGTAGCGAGCGGTCACGTAAGCGTCTAGATCCGTCGTCTGCGCCCCGCTAGGCTGAGCATCGAATATTGCGAGGTCGCTGATTCGGAAGTTGCCAGGAAGCCCGCCCACCGGGTCTGTTCCGAGCGAGAAGCCGGCTGCCGGATCGGTGTTGCCGGCGCTTGTTCCGGCTGCGACGTTGGTGGCGATGATTTTGAGATAGTCTGACGTGGTGCCGAGGAAGCCCGCCTCTACACGTCCCCAAGCTCCAATGGTGAGAGCCGCATTCGTATTGACGAGCACAGTGTTCAGCATACGCCACTGCGGCGTCACTGGGTTTTGCGTCAGACTCATATGCGACGCGGCCGCGCCGAAACCGCAGATACGGTCGCCGTTCGTCCACGTAACCTGACTCACTACCATCCAGATAATCGTGGGTGTCGTCGCAGGCGCCGGACGATCGATCGCGGCATTGATCAGTCGATCATTGGAGCCATCGAACAGAATCGAGGGAGTCGAATTGGGACCGCCTGAAGCTTCGAAGGTTGGCTGATTCGCCCCTGTGCCCTGCGCCAGATGAAACCCATTACCACTCTGATCGCTCCACTGGGAGACTCCCGTCCCGATCGTGACGCCGAGGTCGGCGCGCCACCAAGCGACCGTATTAGCGCCCATGATGGTTGCGGGCGTAATAGGAGGCGGCGGGCTACCGACGACGATCCGATCGTCGTCTAGTGCTGCAGCGAGTAACATCATGTGCGGGATCACTACTCGTCCTCGCTCTCGAAGATCACTGTCGTCGCATCCTGATCGACACTCTCGGCCCGCAGCGCGTCATCGATCACGTAGAGCGGGAAGCGCTGCAAAAGATCCGTTCGTTTCGCAAGCCCTGCCGCGATCGCCTGCCGTAACGTCACAGGCCCTGATACGACCTCTTGAGTCGCGGCGAAGTAGCCTCCGATATCGATCGACGTGCTAGAAGAGTAAGAGCCCGGCGAATCGGGGGCGTGCCCAGGAAAGTCAGCCATTGGATCACGCTGTTAGGACGATGGTGGATCGATTCCACGGCAGAATGAACCGATCGAACTGCATAAACTGCCGTACGTTACCGGTGCTCGGGTATCCGGAGCCGATCGAGATATTGTTACGCCCAACCCACATGTCAGGAATGAATGCGTGATCGCCTACGAAGTTTGCGGTGTTGGACACGGCGCGGGTTCCCCACAGAGGATTATCGTTATCGGGATCGGCCGTTGTGATCGCGGCTGTGCCGCCAGTATTACCGAAGCCCACGTGTCCGAGGCGCACATTGAAGTTCGACGCGCCGCTACGCCCCTGTAGGAACGTCGCACCGGTAGTGTCGGTCCAGTCTGCGGGCGCGGGTGTGCTCGACGCCGGGGCAGCCGTTGCGGTCCCTAGCGCCCCAATGAGAATTGGTGTGGTCCACCACGACTTGACTTGCTGCGGCTTGACGAAAACCCAAGCTCCGCAGACGAAGTTGTTCCGCATGAACACGATCACGGTATAGGTTCCGTCTGAAGACAAAACTAGGTGCATAACCGTATTGTTGCTCGCGTTCGAGGTCGCCCCCCACGTTGACCCGGCGTTTACCAGCGTAGTTGAATTGAGGGCTGTGGGGGCAGCTGTCGCCGTCCCATCGGCGCCACCGTTAGCCGCACCAAAACCGGTCGGGCTAAAGACCATCGTCAGGTTATTGACCGTTGCACTATTGCAGTCGAGCAGTAGCGCCGCGTTAGACGCCAGCCCGGTCTGCCGCAACACGATCCAGCTATGGTTGTTGCCGGCGGTGTTATGAACGATATCACCGATCGCCGACCATCGATCGACGCCGTCGCCGTTTCCGAAGGCACCCGCACCGTTATTCGAACCCCAAACGGTCCAGCCGCCAGTCGGCGAGGGCAGCGAGCTTCCGTCGCTGGCCGTGAAGCCAGACGTGGACGCCTTCATTCCGTTTTTGACACCGAGCAGGAAGTTATCGGTTTGGGTCTCGAGCGTTCCGCTCAGAGCCAACGTCTGATTGACTAGAAACTGCTGTGTCAGGGTGAGACTAGGAAGTGCCATCGATCCTCACGTTAGACTGATGATCATGCGCGCGCCGGTAACGAGCAGTCCGGTTTGCGAGTTGGCGCCACTCTCACCAATGAAAGAGAGATAGTAGCTGTCGCTCGTCGTAAGTGTGTGATTGAGGCCGCTAACTGTGAGGGTTCGAAGTGCTTCGTACGCTACGACGTTGGCAGCGTTATCTTGAGCGTTCGAGCCCAGCTGAGTGAGCGCGCTCGCAGCCGAATAGCCCTGACGAAAAACCTGCAGGATCGGCTGGCTTGCCGGCAGCGCGCCGTGGCCGTTCGACGGACGGTATGAGATCGAAACGCTCTTGAGCTTGAGGGTTCCGTTTCCCATGCGGACCGGAAGCGGGAGCATAAAGCTCGCTGAGGTCGTCGACTGATTACACCCCGCCGCGTTCGCGCCCGGACCCTGTCCAAGCAAAAAGCTAAAGTTAGTCGCGACCAGCATGGTCAGCGGAACCGCGATATCGGCGTCAGGCTTCCAACCCTCAACCGCCAGATCGAGAGTGTCTTTGATGTATCGAGTGCGATTCGAGAGCGCCTGGAAGCCGACTTCGACTGACGCCGCAGTGCGTGCATCCCCCGGGTCAGGTACAGTAACACTGGAAGTATATGTGCTAACTTCAGTTAGAGTATGTGACATTAGCTGATCTCACGATGCGCTTCGATGTAATCGGCTGCGGTTCGCATAAGCTCCGGATCGTCTTTAAAAGCACCGAGAGCCCCATTGCAAAGCCCGCACAAGAGCTTTCTACGGCGTCCAGTGTCGTGGTCGTGATCTGCTACCAGCTGGCCAGAGGCGCCCTTAACGAACGATTTCTGATCTCCCGACACACCGCACAGGAAACACTTACCGTTTTGCTGTCGAAAGGCTTTCAGGTAGTCTGAGCTTGTCCAGCCTGTAGTATCGAATCTATGGCGCACCGTGCGCCGGCAGTTCGAACATAGGATATCGTCACTGTAATCAGCGCGCGCGCTGAACTGACCTTGCGTACCGCGCATGCAAAATTCAGAACCGCATAGCTCACAATCCAAATAGAGCGGTATTTTCAGAGATGGGCCACCCTCGCCACGAATGAATCTATAGTGCTGTTTAAAGCAAGTGCGAGAGCAAAACTTCCGCTGATTGCCAAACGGTGGCTCGATCGTCGCCCTGCACCATGCGCAGATGCGATATCTTGTTTTGGTCGCCACATGTATCACGGTGTCAAGGCTCCTAAGGAACTGAAGTCAACCCTAATCCACGCTGATCGTGATCGCTTCCTCCTCGCCCCACACACCGGGATCCGACCACAGGCCGTCCGGCGGCTCGTCCCAAAGCTCGGTGCCGGGCTGGAGCAAGATCACGTAACCGAATGGGTGCTGCGAGTTCCACTCCGACGGCACGAGCCGAAGATCGGCAACGTCCTCTGTCGAGAGATCGGTGTCCCACGTCCCGCCGTCGCTCCACACGCCTCCCGAGCCCCAGGTGCCATCGCGATCGACGTGTACGGGCCAGAAGTAGTATAGAAACCAACGCGCCCACAGAAGGGGATCGCCAGGCGGCGCGAATTGCGTCCCGGATACCGAGATCGTTCCGTCCGGGTCGCGGCGATACCGTTTTCCGTTCGCGTATGTGAGATCCATCCTAAAAGGGGTTGTGGCCCAAAAAGCGCCGGCTTGCTGGAGCAGCGCGTACGGCCCGCCCCTAATACGATGATGGTCGAGGTACGGGATCAGGCGCGCGGCATAGGATACATCGAGCTCGTTTCGGCCGCGGCGGATGCGCCGTTCGCGACCGATGAGGCCCAACGAGTCGTATTCGCCATCGTGGCCGGGTAAGCGTCGTTTGACGCCCTGCACCGCCATCGTGCCGAGCTCATCGAACATGAGGCCGATCGCCTCAAGTAACTTCGCGCCCAGAGTGCCACGAAGCCACCACGGCACTAGACGCGGTAACAGTTCGCGGAACGTGAAAACGGTATCGGCCACGGCTACACCGTCCCGAATGGGGCGATCTGAGTCACGGTGCCCGTAACTGCGCCGAGCACGGGCACGTCCGAGATCGCAAGATCAAGATTGGAGGCGGGCAGGATTACGTCGACTCGGACGATCGGAAGCTTTACGCCGTTCGCGCTCGCGCGTCCGATCGCAGCTTGAATCGCGCTGATGTAGATCCGCCCGACCTCAGGCGAGATCACATCGCCCCCAATCGGCATCGTGCGCGTGAAGGTAGCGAGCTCGGTTTCGATTGCGGTTTTGATCTGGGCGTCAGTAAGAGCGATCGAGCTATAGAGCCAGACCTGGTAGGTATACGCGACTACTACGGGCGTAGCGCTGACTAGCGCGGCGTTTACGGCGAGCGGTTCGGCCTGCTTATTCACGGCGTCTTGCAGAGCACCGAGATCTGTCGCGGGGTCTGAGGCCGTGCCGGTAACACCTCCGGTCGCAGTCGCGACATAGACCGTAACGTTACCGAAGCCGTCTTTGGTCATTCTCACGCGCGTGACGCCGATCGCGGTGCCGTCGAGCCGCGTCGCGTTCTTGCAAACGAACGAGTAAGCGTCAGGCGGACCATTCGGGCTAAGGCTTCCTAGTTTTTCGTCGGCGCGCGCTTGTAGCTCGGGGTCTTCTTCGGCGTCTAAGCCGATCAGAGCCGTCGCGTTCGTCACGGTCAGGCCGGCGATTGGCGGTACGAGCGTATCGATCTCGCCCACGAATGCGGTCGAATCCGAACCCTGCTCGAAAGCCTCAGTCGGCACCGGCACGTCTATCTCGAGAGCGTCGATGTGCACCGCGGCGGTGTTTCGATACTGCTTCTTGGTCGCACTGTTCTCGAAGACGAGCTCGTCGGGGTCGAAGTCGTAGATCCCCGGTGTCGAGTTACTGATCTCGACTTGTCCAGACGCGAACCGGGCCTCTATGCGCTCTACATTGCGCGTGTAGCGCGCGACGAGTGTAAGCCAATCGCCCGACGACAGCGCCAGAAACCCTGACTTGTTAATCAGCGCGATGAGCTGGCTAAGCGCCGATCCCACGATCGCTGTTCCGGCGATAATAGTCCGCACAACGGCGCCGGGTTTCCAGTTCGTGGTTGCGACACCGTTTGCGGCTAGCGTCGAGTAGATCGATTCGCGAACTTCGTCGACGGTTAAGGGTTTAACGAGATCTTCTACAGACGCAGCCATTAAGCCGACTCCAGTATCGCTTCTAAGAGCGCACTACCCGACGTGACTACCACGATTAGGACGAAAGGCTTGAGGTTCGGGAGCTCCGGATCAACCCTAATCGTGATATTGAGCGTTTTTAGGTCCGGCGCGATAACAGTCACTTCGACCTTTACGACGCGATCATCTTTCTCGCATTCGGAAGCGATCCGGCCGGCCATCGAAAGTAGATCGCGCTGTGTCATTCCCTGCGACAGGTACGCGCGCACGTCTTCACCGTAATCGGGGTCGTCGGGCAAAGTCCCGCGCGGAGTCGTGATACGATGGTAGAGATCTTGCGCCAGCGACTCGATCGTGTCCGGATCAGTCTCGTCGAGTCGGTCGGTTAGGTCGTCTGTGCAGATCAGATCGACGCCGTAGCCAGTAGCAGCAGTCGGTGTGCGAACGATCTGCTGGACCTTGGCCAGTTCTGCCGCGATCGTGTCTCTGACAATATCAGCCATGTCAGCGCTCACACCAATGCATGGTGTAACTGTAGAGCCAAGTTTGGGTCGCGGCCATGGCGACGATCGTGCGAAGTGCGATCCCGTCACCAGCATTAAGCACGATCGGTGTTGAGGGCTCGAAGATCCACTCAAACCACATAGCGCCGGAACTGATAAACAGCGGTATCACGGTCGTTCCGATCACAGTACCGAACGTCGGCGCGGTGCCCGTGAGGGCCGCGTTGCTGTCGCGAACGTCGGTCATATCGGTCGCGCTGCCGAGCGCTTCATACTGTCGATTGACGGTGCGAGCCGTTCCACCGGTCGGGGTTTGCGCCGTAAAGCGCTGCAGGCCGATCGTGCCGGGAACCCCAGCCGCGGCTCCGAGCGTCGACGCTGCGACAATAAGCCGATACCGAGAGACGTATGCTTTGCGCGTCGAGCTCGGATTGAACCGGGCGCTCATCAGCATGGTGTTCGCGGCGAGAGCGGCCGCGACTACAGCGCTCGTCTGTCCTGTCACGGTATAGTGGCCGCCAGCGGACGGAACAACGATCGGCCCCGGAGTAGTAGGAACGTTCCCATTAGCGTCGACTAACAGGACTTGCGAAGGTGCGTTAGGGTTCTGTAATACGGCCACTGAATCACCCACTTACTTGATACGCAAACTTGAAGTTACCAACAACGGGCCCAGACGATTGCCAGAAGCACTCGATCTGAGTCGTCGAGATCGTCTTAGCGCTGACCTGGATCTGATCCATCTCAGCTTCATCTGCGAGATCCCCTTTGCCGGTATAGGGCCCGTTCGCTTGAACGATCTGGACATGCTTTCCGGCTGTGAGGCCCGTCGTGGTGATCACGAACCTCCCCGAGGTCGCTGCGACGGAGCCAAGATCCTTCTCGACCTCAATCAGAGTCAGGGATCCGGCAGGCCCAGCGGGCCCTTGTGGGCCGGTAGCTCCGTCAGCACCGTCGGCGCCGTCTACGCCATCGACGCCGTCGGCACCCGGCGGTCCTTGTGGTCCAGCTGGGCCTTGCGGTCCGGTCGCGCCTGTTGCGCCCGTGGCGCCAGTAGCACCGGCGGCGCCCGCCGGGCCCTGAGGCCCTTGAGCCCCCTGGGCTCCGGCAGGCCCTTGCGGTCCAGTCGGCCCTTGCGGCCCAGGAGGCCCCCCGGCAGGCCCTGTCGCGCCCGCGGGACCAGGCGGGCCGGGGACTCCCTCGAATCGAATGATGATTGGACGTGTAGCGGCCGCGCGTGCCATCACGTCACCCCAAAGAAGGTATTAAGGGCCGCCGTCGCCGAAGGCGTCGCAGCCGCCAAAAAGACCCCTGACACCTGTTGCGACGGCACCACACCCGGAAGCCCTCCCGCGAGTCCGGTCGCAAAAGCGGCGCTCAGAGAGGCCGAATCACCAGAGTAGGTGTAGACATGGATCCCCGCTGTACCGAGGTTCATGTCGAATGCCGCTGCGACCGACAGCTGCGCGAACTGGACTTGAAGCTCAGCTAGTAGCGACGCTAGCAGCGCGACCTGGACGTCGATCACCGGAGGTGCCAACTCGAGCGACGCGACAATATCTAAGGCGATCTGAAGGTTCGTCGCGATCGACGGAGGAGTAATCGAGAGTCGTACCTGGGCCTCTAGCACGCCTGCGATCTTGGCCTGGATATCCGGCAGCGAGACGTTAACGGCGATCCCCAGTTGCGCCTCAGCCGCGAGCGCAAGCGGCATCGCTCCGCCGAGCGTCATACTGCCCTGATATGCGAGATCGCCAGCCATCAAGCTTTCACTTTCGTCGCCCCAGACTGGATGATCCCGACGGTAGATAGTGGGGGTGCGAATGTAATCACACCGGTTGCAGGCGATCCGCCTACGGTCCCGGCGAACGCGGCTGTAGCGGGCAAAAACACAGTGATCGTATCTCCGACCCGCGCAACCGGAGCCGAGCCGCCGCACAGCGCGATCTCGATCGGCACGTGGCCGATCCCGTCTTTGCCGGCGAAGTGTGTGATCACCGGCTGCCCGCGATCTCCCTCGATAAACTGGACTAGTACCTCGGCGCCAGGCGTCAGAATCGTATCGAGGCCAGGGATCCCAGGGAACAAGCTCACAGCAACCAGATCCGGGTTGCCGCCTGCTTTTTTGACGACTTGTAGATTCGCCCGATCGCCTTGCATGCTCAATACGCGGTAGCGATAGATCCCGTGGAGCTTCCGATCTGTCAGTCTTCCGACAACGGCGCGCAGCGTATCGGCTAGATCGGTCTGTCGCCCGTCGCCGCAGCTTGCGCGGAGTCTAATTCCTTCTTTCGAGCAATCGATCTCTAGCGCGCGGATCGTAGTGGGCTCCGCCAAGCGCTCGGATAGAATCGACCCGATTCCAATCGCGTCTACGCGATCGACAGCTAACGTCACATTGCGCTGCAGTGGATCGAAGTCGAGAACATCGTAGTCAGCGGCTTTCGCTGTTACAGCCGGTCGCGTTCCGACATGTGTCACGCCGCTATAGTCAACCCACCAAGCTGCATCACGAGCAGCGTCTTCAATCACTCGCGAGGCCAATCCCACATGCCGCGCGTAGTCTTTTCCCAAGCGCTCGGAGCCACCCACAAAAGTTCCCAGCGTCTCTCCCACAGCCGATGCAACGTCTCTGGCGACCGTAATCGCCTTGACGCCCGCGTCGTTGTGATAGTCCTTCGCTTTCACGAGTGAGCTCCAGCCGCCCGCACCCGCGACGAGCCGCGCCGAGAAGGATCCGCCGAAAGTTCCGATTCGGGACGGCGCCGGAGTCGCTATGAAGCTGGCTTCGCCGACTTTTAGCGTGACTTTAGTGGTAGGGAGCGCCGTCTCTTCAACCAACTCGACGTCGGCGAACCACGGTCCGATCCCCGGGACGTAGATCTTGGCCCGAATCGCGATCCGGCCGTTCACTGTGACGTGAGCTGCAGTCATCGGCTAAGGTTCTCTGCCAAAGGCGCGAGCGCCTTCGAGACGTCGCCTTCGCCGCCGTTTTTCAGAATCTGAGTGAGATTCTCGATCGTACGATCGGCCGGATCAGTCGACTTCTTCTGTTCACTCGCAGTCGGTTTTAGGAGTGTCAGCTTCGGGCGCCGGAACTCGACGAACTTGATCGGGATCACGAAGCCGCCCGTCTCGTCTGGCTCCGGCTGGCCTACATCTTCGACTACAACCGACTTGATCTTGAGCATTACAAGCCAGGGGTGCCAGATATCGAGCGCACGCGGGCGTTGACCGTAGGGAGTTCGCTCGACGAGAGGTCGCCAATCGTGCCAGTCGACCCAATCTTGATTGGTATAGAGCCGGATCTTCACTGTGAAGTGCGAGAGCCTATTGCCGCCCCCGACCAGAAACGCGCCGCTCAGATACGGCCCACTCTGCTCGTCCCACTTACGTGGGTTACCAGCTCCGACAACTTCTGCGATCCCAGGCGACGGCCGGCCTGCGAGCAGGATGAAGTCGATCGGATTCGTAAGCGGATTGAAGTTCGTATCAGCCATCACACAGCCGCTCCTAAGTGGACCGCGACGGCCTGGAATCGACGCTCGATCTCGACACCGATCTTGTCCGCGAGTGCTGCCGGATCGCTCGTCTGAGCGTTGACGATGATCTGCTCGATCGTGAGTGTGACTCCGCCGCGTGCGGCCTGAAGCGCTCCCTTCGCGCTATCTTCTGCCAAGATCTTATTCGGGATCGAGATCATGCCCTGAGTCGCGCGCTCGACTTCGGGCGAACCGGACTTGATTCCAAGCGCCACACCGCGAGGGAACTCGATCGCGGCTCTCATCGCGACGCGGCTCGGGCTCTTGATATCCAGAGCGCGCTTGAACGAGCTCAGTACGAAGTTGCCGAGCGATTCGACCGCGCGCCCGACAGTCTGCATTCCTGACAAGATCCCGTTCACGAGTCCGTCAATCCAACTACGGGCGATCTCACCCCAGCTCATTGTTTTGAGCTTGTTTCGCACGTTTTCGATCGCGGCAACGATCAGCACGAACGGCGCAACGATCGACGCAACTAGAGTCCCGCCAATCGCCGTGACTACCGCCATCGCGAACCCGAGTCCGACGAATGCGGCAGCCAGTAATCCCACTGCTACTACGCCGGCCATGAGCGCCGTTTTTTGGAGGTCCAAGTTTTTAAGGAAGTCGCCGGAGCCGAAAGCCTTATTGAACTCCTTCGCCAGTCGCTGAAACGCGATCACTGCGAGCAGAGCGCCGATCACCATGCCTTGGAAGAAGCGCTTAACCGCGACCCCTACCGGCCCCGATACCTGATCCATCAGCGGCTGGAAGATCGTCTCAAGGATCGCCTTCAGTGCGCGTCCAGTCGCAGTTGACTGTGAGAGTAACTCGAGCGAACCGCTCAAACCCTTCAGAAAGTTCTCGATCTTGATGTCTTTAAAGAGTGCTGCAATGTTCTCTTTCGCTTTCGCGAATTGGACGTTCAGACCGAGCCTCATCAGATCGTTAATCCGACCGAAGCGCGCCCGGGCATCATCCGCGACCCGTTTCAGATTCCCGCCCATTAGTCCGGCGCCCATGGCCATCGCCTTGAATTGCGCGACGGCTTCCTCGCCTCCAGCCGATAGCGCGATCGACGCGCCTTCTACCGCCTGCTGAAGGTTGCCGCCTCGAAGCCCGGCACGATAGAACTCGCTCGTCAGTTTCGCGACCTCGTCTCGGGACGCCGCGACCTTCGACGCGACCTGATCGATCGTGCCCTGCAGAAACTCGGCCGAGTCAGCTGCACGCGGTCCAAAAAAGCCGCCGAACATGAAACGCCGGACCTTAGTCAGACCCTCGAGACGTAGAAGCTCCGAGCGTCGAGCATCGGCCTGTTTTAGCGCGTACGCGCCGAGCGATGCCGCAGCGCTAACCGAAGCCGCTGCCAGTGCTGCCAAAGCCGCGACAATGGCCAAGATCCCGCCGGCAATAACGCCGGCCCCCACGAGCCCCCGCATTGTGGCGAGCTTGTTTAGGAGCCCTGCGAGCGGACCTCCGGCGACTCCGACAGCTTGGGCCAGTGCCTGTAGAGCTTCGTTCGTCTCGCGCGCGCCGCCTCTGACACCCGAGAAGGTTCCACCGAGCGAGATGTATTGGCTCTGGGCCGCAGCGATCGTTGCTTTTTGGGCCGCGATCCTGTCCCGAAGCTCCTTTGCGACGGCGATGTTAACGACACCGCCCGATTGAATCGCACGCATTGCAGCTTGCATCTCGCGGAGTGCCGCAACGTCACCCTGGATCTTTTGCTTTAGCTGTTCGAGCGCTCCGGCTGAGGCTTGTGCTACGCCGGCTATGTTGGATTCGAGATCCAGGACGAAAGTTGCGGTGTCGGCCATCAGCTACTAAACACTATCGAGAGCATCATCCTGATCGTGCGAAGCTCTACTAGCCCTTCGGCTATGAGCACCGCTCCGGCATGCGCTTCCGTATCTTGCCGATCGCTCGACGGCGCGTGCCCGAGCGCCGCCAGCAGAAGCTCGGCCGCGATCCCGAGATCGTCTCGCCCTGCCTGGCGCAGGGCCGTTATTTTTTTGCGAGCTCGCCCTTGCGCGCTCCGGCGAGATAGCAGACCGCATCGGCACACCGGTTCAAGGTCCCCGGTAGCTCCTCGAGGATCTTGTCAAGCGCCGATGCGTCGGGGTAGACCACACACGGCCGGATCAACTTGTCCAGATCGGCTGACTTGATCTCTTCTAGATCGGTGAACGCCTTGTAGGCGACATGGTGCGGCCGCTTCACGATCACAGCACCCATATCGGTCAAGATTACTGCAATCTTTTTGCCCTGACGGCCATGTTTCGCTTCGGCCGTCGCGATCGCTTCAGCATCTTTCGCTTCGCGCTCCGCCGTCTCGACCTCTAGGAGTAGATCGCTCTCAGCGCGCGCGGCGAGAGCCGAGCTTTCAGCCGCAGCCCTACGAGCCTTAGCGGCTTCGAGGCGGGCCTTGAGATCCTCTACAGCGCTCACTTGGCCACCGGTGAAACGCGCGAGCGCGCAAGCAGATCGAGCACTGATCCAGCCGTCGCCAAGATCACTGCCGTCTGGACGTCGGTAATCCGGAGCCCGAACGCCGCTGCGAGAAGCATAACGTTACGCAACGCACCAATGAACATCACAGGCTCACTATCGAGCCGTTCTTTCAATCGCTGCCACATGATAGCTGCTCCTATCGCGGGATCTCAGGGCGATCCCTCACTGTTATCGAAAAGCACGAGGCCGTTTCGGCGAATCTTCATCGGCAGACACGAGAACTCTTCTTTCAGGGCCTCGGAACTCTCTTCCTCACTAGAAGTATTCTCTTCCCACGTGCAACCTTCGATGTTCACTTGCATCGGGAGCTCATTCGCCTCGATATACTGAAGGTCGATCTCGAACTCGACGTCGCCGTAGCTGACTCCGTCGGAGCTCAGTGCCGCAAGTTGCTCGCGTGCGGCTTGTACAGACGACTTAGGTCCGCCGATCTTGACCGGCTGAACGGTGTACTTGCCGCGGCTCTTACCGCGCGGGGCTTGATGCTTACCCATACCATATTGGTGTACGCGCTCACGCTTGTCGCCGTAAGAGATCGACGTGAAGCCGTGGAAGCGATCGGAGCCGATCTTCAGGACGATCGATCCCCAGCTGACTACGTTTCCGTTCACTCTGACTTGGTCGGCCATGATCTTACTTTCACACTCACACTGCTACGACTTGCAGCGCGGGATTGCGGAACCCGAGGTCGAGATTGATCACCTTCGGGTATGCGAGCGGAACGATCGCGCCCTGAACAGTGAGGGTTTTGGTCGAGAGCAGATTGTCGGTACGCGATAGCGAGACGAAGCGGCCCTTCGCGAAGCCGCCGCCCGAGGCCTTGGGCGTGGCCATCAGGACCGCGCGTACCGCGGCATCGGCGCCTTTCTCGATCTCGAGGGCTTCGCTCTCGAGGATAAAGCCCGTCGCAGTCGCGACTCGGATCGGCTTCGAAAGTCGCCGCGTGAAGTAGAGCCGGAGCGCCTTGCGCGCGAGGTTCATAACGCGGCGATGCTGAAAGAACTCGAAGTCGGAACCGGCAGCCGACAGGATCCTGGGGTTATTGCAGAACACACCCTGGATATCCGACCACGTGCGCAGCACCGCCGCGCGCGAATCGTCCAGGCCGGGGTTGACGTTCTCATCGTGTTCAACCGGGTTACCGTTCGCGTCGCGGATATCGACGCCAGGAAGCGCCGGATCGTTCGGGCTTGAGATATCGACTTCTTCCGAGACGAATGCCTGGCGCGCGCCGATCGAGAACAGCGCCGGACGACGATACTGCCGGAACGTGATCGCCGAGGTCGTGCGCGCAGCACCGGCGCAGATCATCGGATAGTTGTTGGCCTTCGCGCTGAATGCAGTATCGAAGGCCGTTCGGTAAGTCGATTCGCTCTCGCCCACGTTCGGCATACGGAAGTGCGCCATCCAGGCTTTCTCGAGCATAATCCCCGATCCGAAGTTCGTGACGATCGTGTCGAAAGCCGAAGCGTCGATGTTGCCGACGATCATCGCGATCTCCCACGAGATCGCCGAATTAGCTAGCGCCGTCAGGGCCGTTCCGAGCTCGGTCGTATTCCAGTTCGGCGCCTTGGCAACCGAGAACGCCGTATCACCGGCAACGAGGGTACCGGCCGCAAAGCTGTAGCCGATCCCACCCGAGCCAGGGAAAACGAAACTAGTCGCAGTCCCGAGCGCTGTGATCGGGCTCAGAGTCCGGCCGTTATCGAGCGACCACTGAAAGAGGATCCCCGCCACGCCGATCGTTCCACCGGTCGTGACTTTGAAGTACGGCTCGTAGTCATCGTTCGGATTCGTGTCGCCGCCGGAGATCGTCACTACAGACGTTCCGGTAACGCCTGCGACATTGAGATCGCCATGCGTCCCGACTGTCGAGTTACCGGTTCGAACGAATACGACCGGTCGGCCGTAGTTCTTGATGAAGTAACAAGCAGCTTCGACCGTGTTTGACTGCCCGAAGGTCGCAATCACGTCTTTCGTGCGCGCGTACGCGGCCGGAGTCGCTACCGGGCCTGACTCCGCCGGACCTACGACAGCAAGCGCCGAAACCCCTGCCGGAAGCGTCCCTAACGCGCCATCGAGCTCCGTGATATTGACTACCTGTAGTGACATGCGATCGGCCCTTTACGGTGCGGGAACGATGATCACCACGTCGGACGTGGGATTCGGGGGGTCCCCGTTAGAGTCCAGTTTTGGTGTGATGTGCGCTGCGGTGTCGATCGGAGCCGAAGTTTGCTCGGTGTCCGGGATCATCGCTTCTAAGGAACTGACAACGATTAGCGTCGCCCCATACCGGCGCTCGTTGTGATCAACAGCCCAACGAACTTCGCGGATCGTCATAGTGCCGTACGCGGCGAGGTAAACGGCACGCCGCCAGACGTCGTATAGCAGCCGAGTCGCTTTCCACTGCGCGCGCTCGCTCTCTTTTAGGTTGGGTGTCAGATCCGCGCCGGTAATGTAGACCGTGAAAAGCTCGCGCAGCGTCGCAAGCGGGCGCGGGTTACGACCTGGATACTTGGGAGGCGCGTCTTCGCCGGCCGAGCCGGTCGGATCCCCAGGCACCCAACAGATCCTTGACGTAGGGCCGTGGCGCGGCGGCTCGCGCCAACCGAACGTATTGGGAACAGCGACGCCTTCGGCCGTGAAGCGCGCGACGACGTCGTCAAAGAGCTTTTCGAGCGCTAGCGTGTCAGCCACCGAAACGCTCCTCGACAACCCTACGGATCGCGGCGATCACGCGCTCGGGCAGCTTGGTTGACGGCAACACCTGGCGCTTGATCCGGCCGCGCGCGATCCCGAGATGATGGCGTACCGCCGGACCGGTGAGCCGCGCCACGATCCGAGATCCAAGAGCGCGAACCGTCAGCCCGGCAGCCGCGTTCTGAAGCGGCTTCTCACCTTTTTTCGTCAACGGCCACTTCGAACCGTCCGGAGCTTCGCCGGCTGCGATCTGGCGTCGAAGCTCACGATCGAGCTCGATCGCGATAGCCGGCGCTACGCGCTCGGGGATCAGACCGATCTCGCGGATGCGCTTGACCATCGCATCAAGAGCCGCAAAGCCAGCGGCGGCGCTTCGTGCCATCAGCTTTCGGCCTCGGCGGCTTCAAGCTGGATCTGCGTCCAAGTGTAGGGTGAAGCTTCCGAATAGCCCTGTACGAAGCCCTTCGAGATCCCATCGGCCGACGTGTCGTCACGTAGCGGGAGCTCGAATAGGCCCTCCTTCGAATCAGCCGCTTCGCGGATCTCGGCCAAGGCCAGCGTCGCGCGCTCTTTGATCTCTGCTGTCTGCTGATCGGTCGGATCGCAGCCGCGCTTCAAGAGCACCGCCCACGACGCAAGCCGTTCGAGCCAGTCGAGGATCACCGGCGGAATCGGCGCGACGAACGGGACTGCGTACCGCTTCGCAAGACGAGCGTTAATGTAGCCGCTGAGAAAGGTCAGCTTCGCGAGCGTCCAGTCGGCCTCGGATGCTTCGACAGCGTCCGCGTAGCCTTCGGGGAGTACCGTCGCGTCTTTGAACTCAGCGAGAGTGAGGTACGAAGTAGTCGCCATGCGGGGCCTTTCGGCGCCGCATCAAGTCGCGTCGGCGCGGAACAGAAGGTAGGGGTGACCGTATCCGACCACGTTGCGGCCACGAGTGACCCACTGGAGCTCATTCGCTCGCTGGAGATCTGCGTCCGTCATGCCGGTGTTGTAGACGATCTGGAAAGGCTCACGGTTGACGTAGGTCAGTGCGCCGAGGGAATCGGACGTGATTCCTTCCGTCAAGATATACCAGGACGTATCCGAGCCGTTCGTGAAGCCCGCACCGAGCTCGTCGGCGACGATTGGCTCTGCGAGATTCCAGGATCGTACGACCGCCTCGACGTCTGAAGAGCCGCCGCCAGACGCCGCCGCTTGCGCAATGAACTTGGCATTCGTCAGCTGTGCAACGCGAGTTGAGAGGGCCGGCGGTACGAGCAACGCCGATGCGCGCAGCATGCGGGGATCTTCGCCTGAGGCCATCTTGATCGAGCGGATGTAGGTCAGCGCCTTTTGAAGGTTCTGGAATGCAACGTCCAACGTCACAGCACCGGCGCCGGATTCATGAATCGGCAATGCGCCGGGGTAAGCGCCCGAAGCCGCGCCGGTGAACAGATTCGCGTAGGTGCCGAGCGAAGTATCGAACGGGTTGAGGGGATGCGTGGAAGAGTTGTTCTTGAAGAAGACGATCCCATCGTACGCGAGGCTTGCGGCCTGCGACCCGTCTCGGATCGCTTTCATGACCTGCTTTTGAGGCCAGTAGGCCGCATACGCACCAGCCTGACGCGCCCATTCCGAAGCTAGCTGGACTCCGCCGCCATCGTGGTCTTCGAGCTGGAATCGATTCAGCTTGAGGCCACCGGTGGCCGCCTGCGACTCGTATTCGGTCGTCAGGGCGATCTGATCTTCGAATTCGACGTATGACCCGAGCCGGCTCGGAACGTACTGAATCTTGAAGGCGTCGAGCAGCCAGATCAGGCGCTCTTTGCGCCCGGTCGAAGGCATCTCTTTGGCGATTCGCTTCCAGACGAGGTTATTCGACAGGCGTTGATACTCGCCGTTGGCGATCACCTTCATTCGTGATTCGACGTCGAAAGTGAACTGAGGAGTAAGAGCGGGCATGTGTCAGGTTTCCTGGATCAGCCGTCGAGGCCAGAAACGGTTGCGTCGCCTGCGGACTGCAAGAATTCGACGAGAACGCCTTTCGCGGTGTCGAGCGCCCAGACGCGACCGGCGGTAGAGAGCGTGTTCGTGTCGTCATCGACGCCGATCGTCTGATCGTCGCGGAGGTAACCGAGGCCACCGATGCTCGCCGAAGTCACGGCCTCGCCGGCGGTCGCATTCGGGAACCACATGGCCTGGACTTCGCGGAACAGTTCGACTTCGACCTGTTTGCCGGCGCCAGCTCCGGAGCTTTCCACGAACGTCCCGATCGGGATCAGCGTCGTCGAGACGAACGCTTTCGCGACCAGACCCGTCGACGTGTCGAAGCAGGCGATACCGCCCTGAAAGACAGCTTCGTTTTTTGCAGCCAGCTTGATCCGGCTGAACCGGACTACGCGGCCAATTCTCTTGTCGGTAAGGGCGGCCATGGATCAGCCTTTGGCCGGCACGCTGGCCGGAGGGGCGTAGGGCTTGAAGGTCTTCACGCCGAAGGTTTGAACGGCGCCCGAGTCGATCACCGCATCGGAGACGCTCGCGAGGCCCATCAGGCGATCGAGGTCGACGTTCGGCGACATGGCGACCGGTTGCCCGGCACCAATCGCGGCGCTTGCGGCGGCGCTTGACTCGGCCGCAGCCGGATTCACGAAGGCTTTCGGGATCGCGGCGATGATCGCCGTTGCTTGCGCCAGAGGCGTCGAAGCGAGCGAAGCCTTCAGGGCCTCAGAGAGATCCGGGCGCGAAGCAAAGAGCGCGGCGCGCGCAGCGGCATCGGCCGCTTTGGCGTCAGCGTCGGCTTTGGCCTGAAGCGCGGCGATCTTGGCATTCGCGGCCGCGAGATCAGCGGCAAGAGCGGCGACGGTCGCCAGAGGCGCAGAAGCAGACGCGGCGCGCGCGTCTTCCTTCTTGTCGTCTTTCTTCTCGTCGTCGCTTTCGGCCTTGCGCGCGTCCTTCTTGTCGTCTTCCGATTCGGCCTTGGACTTCTCTTCGTCCTTGTCCTCGTCGTAAGCGGCCAAGGCGCGCTTGGCTCGAGCAGCCTTTTCCTTGTCTTCCGAATTCGCGGCGTTCACCAGCGAGGCTCGGATGGCGTCTTTATCGTCGCTCTTGTCGGCCATGGTATCACCGGCTGCTAAGGAACTGAACGCGCCGGTGTCTACAGCCCCCAGAAACTCTTCCCACGACATGATCGCGTCGCAGAGGCCGACCGACCTCGCACGCTCGCCAACGTAACAGGATGCCTGAAGGGGTTCGGGATCGAAGCTCCGGTGATCCTTGATCAGCTGAAAGAAGACGGCGGCAGTGTCGTCAACGGTGCGCTGGATCGCTTCTAGCGCGTCGTCTGAGAACGGAACGTGAAGGTTACCGTCGGCTTTCCGCGCGCCGCTCTTGACCATGTGGAAGGCAACGCCCATCGCAGCGTCAGCCTTCGAAGCATCGATCACGGCGTGGATCACACCAATCGAGCCGAGCCCGGCTGAACTTGACGCAACGATCTTCGATGCAGCTGAGATCAGGGCGTAAGCGCTAGAGTGTACGCCCGAGTCGGTGTAGCCGAGCAGCGTCTTGCCGGCCTTCGCCGCCATCGCGCGGAGTGCTCGCGCGCAATCGAACGCGCCTGCGACCTCGCCGCCGGGCGACGAGACCTTAAGGATCACGTACTGAGCGGGAGACGCGAGCGCAGCGGCGACACGGCCCTTGATCGCAGAGTAGGAATCAAAGAGCCCGCCGGAGTAGGTCAGCGGGCCACAGATATCGACGACAGCTGCTTTCTCGTTCGCGACCAAACAGAACGGTTCGCCAAAAGCTCGAAGGATCACATACTCGAGCCCGAACGCGCTCGGCTCGATCCCCAGCAGGCCGGGTTGTTGGAACTTACTCTTTTCCTGCGCCATTCTCGTCGTCTTTCTCTTCCCCGTCTTTCGCTTCGAGCAGTGCCGGATCCGGTGTCGCACCTTCGACCATCGGGGCCCCGAACCGATTCGCGAGCTCGGCCACGTCAAGCACGAGCCCAGCTCGAGCTAATTGCTCTTGCAGCGGCGCGAGCGCCGTCGCGAGCGCACCGAGCGCTTCACCTTCGGCCTTGCGGTCCGACGGGCGGCTAATGTCCCAAGCGACTCGCACACATTCTTCAAGCGAGTCGGCACCGAAGTTCGCAAACATCCAGGCCGGTAGCCCCTGGGTGTTCATGGTTAGCGCCAGGCCGTCGGCCGTCTCTTGAATCAGATCCGCCCGGATCGTCTCGTGGATATCGGCATTCGCGAATCCAGTTCCACCCGTGGTGGTAACAACTTGGCCCGCGAGCTGGATCATCGCCTCATGATCGGCCGTCTCGATCTCTTCGGCGAAGACTTCCCAGCCGCGACCGTTCGACTCGAGCAGCTTCGCGTCCCATCCAGGCGGTAGTTCGAAGACAGAGTTCAGCCCCCACGAGATCAGCCTAGACAGAAACCCAGCTCGCTGTGCTTCGGTGCCGCCTTGCGGTGCGTACGCGACTCGAGCGGGGTTTGCGAGCTTGCCGCTGAAGTTCGCCCGATGCAGAAGCGCATGCTCCTTCAGGATGAAAGCGCGTCCGACTGCTTCTACGCACCCGCTCTGCCACGGGCACATACGCGCGCCTGGGACGTGCAGTATCCAACGCCCGTCGCCGGGAGTGATCGGCAGCTGGCCGGCGACAGACGTGTAGTACCAACGCCCCTCACTCCAGCGATACTGAAGGAACTCCGGCGACAGTGTGACCATCATCGGATGCTCGCGGCCCTTGACCGGCACGAGCTCCGCGACCCCAACACCACACCCAATCCCATCAGCAGCTAGCCGAGCAAGCTCGGGTGACGGAAACATCTCGTCGAAGATCGAACGCGATCGGTTCGTGTCCTTTAGTACCTTGATCGCTTCTTCGCGGCCGCGGAAGATCTTCGGTAGCGCGACCAGCCCCGAAGTTCTGGTTTTGGTCAGTCCTGAGATTACCCCATCGCGTCGAGTCGAGCGCCAAAGCTGACCGAGCATTCTCAGATCGCCCTGATCGGCGAGGCGCTGAGCGTTCTCGAGATCGGCTAGCAGCCATCGCGTTCGAGTTTGGGGAACCGGCTGTAGCGCCCCGCCCATCGAAGCCCGAATCCGCTCGACTAGCTGATCGTCGAGCTCGACATGATAAGGAAGCTGATCCGGCTGAAGCGCGGGGATCCCCACTAACGCAAGCGCAGCGTTACGGAAACGATCGGATAGTTTCATTAGTCGCCTGAGGGATCTCAGACTCTAAGGAACTGACGCGGCGGCGATCACCTGAAAAGGTCCGCCCCGCCGTAGGGATCCAGCTCGACCTGATCGACGGCGTCGAACTGGGATCCGGTCGCCTGGACATGGGCTGAGGCAGGATCATTCGCCTCGATACGGAGCGAGATCGGCTCCCAGCAACTAACCGCGAAGGCGTCGCCCAGATCCGTCGAGCGCCCAAGCATCTTCCGGAGATCTTTCTTCTTCGTGAGCTCGAGTCGGCCACGTAGGTTCGACTTGAACTCGGGTGCGTGAAGATCTTTCTCGAGCTTGGTGTTTTCGGGAATCGCGCCGCCCGATCGCATCCACTCCCGCGCGCATGCGTAGATCTCGTCTCGGACCAGCTGATAGATCCCCGGCTGGCGAACTGCGCGCTCCGAGGTTCGGACGCGGACTACTTCAAACTCGCTCGTTCGTTCGGCGTGATCGCGAATCGCGCAATAGACCTTCCAGCCGACTTCACCTTCAGACTCGATCAGTACCGCCGGCAGAATCGGTCGGAACTTGCGATCGGGCTGATGAGTCGCGATCAGATCCTGGATAATCTCTATGTGCTGATTCGGCGAGATTCCCGAACGGGCTCGGAGCTCGAGTAACTTCTGTCCGCGCCGTGCAGCAAATCCCGACTCGTCGCCGCCGTCGCCATCGCCGGCCGGATCGCAACCGATCCACAGCCGCCCCGACGCGGCCGTATCAGGCCAGCGCTTCTCGGCTTCGAGGATCAGAGCGAGCTGAAACACTTTCGCTTCTTCGGCGACTACGAACAGACCCGCAACGCGGACCTTGAACAGGGCTCCGTCTTCGCCCCACTCCGCTGCCTTCTCTTCCACCCAGCCCAGCGTCGCGAGGCCGGGGATCGGCTTAGTGCGCGGGGTCCAGGCTTCCTTTCTCCAATCCCACTCTTTCAGGGTCTTCCACTCGCCGGTAATGTTCGGGCTCTCGCGCGAGTCGATGTGCAGCGTCAGATAGCCGGCCGTGCCTAGGATCTCGCGCGACTTGGTATGGTGCGCGTCGAAGAACTCGCCTTCAGCGCGCGTAGGGTTCGAGATCAAAAAGACCCAAGCGTTGCCGCCGGCCCGGTTACCTTCGATTGCCTGAAAGATATGGTCTTCGACGCCCGAGGCCTCGTCGACGAGATACAGGATGTAGTCGCCCGAAACGCCGGCGATCGCTTCGGCCTCTTTGGCGGTGTAGCCACGGATCTCCGAGTCGGTGATAGGATGCGTCAGTCCGGTCCGGGCCTTGATGCCCATGTCCGGCGTGCCGGGAATCTCGAAACCTGCGCGGCGCGCGCGCTTAATGAGCCGCTTGATCTCACGCCAGATGATCCCGTTGACTTGATTGTCAGTAGTCGCAGTGATCACCACGCGCGCATTCGGGAATGAGCAGTAGAACCAGAGCGCTAGGATCGCTAGCGCGGTCGACTTCCCGACCTTGTGCCCCGAAACCGTCGCAACGCGCATGCAACGCGCGACACCTTCGAGTATGTCTCGCTGGCGCTTCCACGGGAGAAGCTTGCAAATCTCTTTCGCGAAGCCGACCGGGTCGGGCGGATCGGCGAACTTGGTCAGTAGATCGTTGATCGACTTCGGCGGCTGGATCTGGTTCAGGAGCCGGAAGGCGCGCCGCGAAAAGTTCTGGCCTAGCTGGTCCTCGTTACGCGGCATTCGGATCGCCGTCCGGGCCGTTCGGGCCTAGGGAGCCGCGCAGCTTCCGCAGTGCGACCGAATGGATCACCGAAACCCTCTGAAACGAGACCCCGGCGCGTTCCGCGATCTCCCGCTGTGTCGGCTCCGAATAGCTGAAACTCTCTTGTAGCACCTGTCGTTCGCGCGCTGTCAACTTCCAGCGCTCGCCGCGGAAGCGACGAACCGCCGCGGCTGTGTCGATCTTCGAGATCAGCTCGTCTTCGTAGTCTTGCGCTAGCGCGTAGCACTCTGCCTGCTTGTGCGTCGACACCGCGCGCGGGGGCTCCTCACCGGATCGCGCCGAGCTCGAGAAGGTCGGCTCGCCGGAGCGATCGGTCGCGATCTGGCCCAGAGCGTCAACCTGTCTGAGCCCCGGCTCGTGTAGTGCCTGCTCGACGAAGTCGCCGCTCTGAGGCTGGCCGGCGAAGGTTCCGTACGCTTCTCGAATCTCTTCCGTGTCGGGGTCGCGCCCGAGCTCCGACTGTAGCTTCTCGGCGATCTTCTTCACACGCTTCTGGCGCCGAACGTGCAACCGACTGCAGCGGTAGACCTCTAGCGCAACCATGCTGGCGACTGCGCCGCGCATCCAACGAAAGGCGAACGCAGAAAACTCTTCCCCCGACACGTCGAGCCGCGTTGTCGCGATCGCATGGATCAAGCCGCTCTCGATCTTCGCTCCGCCGAACAGCCCGGCCATAACCGCGTCTTCGATTAGGTCGCGCCGTCGAACGGCAAGGCAAGCCTCCCGCGCGAACTGGACGCATGCCGGCCGGTAGTAGAGGATCAGCCTATTACGCGCAGTGACGTCACCGACGCGCGCCGCGCGTAACAGCGTCACGATCTCGTGCCCCGCGAGAGCGTAGGTTCTGGTCTGGGCCTTTCGATCTTTCCTGCAGCTCATCCGTCCGCCTTCAGAACGGCTGTCGCTTCTGCCACGGCGCGCAATGCGTCAGGATAGGGGGCCAGCGCCCCCAATACCCTGTCGCAAACATGTGCCCAGTTCGGGCTGGCTAGAATCGCCCGGGTTGAGAGCGTGAGCCCGACTCCAGCCGTTTTCCCGAGTCGAGCCGTGATCATAGAGAGGTCGCGAAGAAGCTTCACGCGCGTCTCTATGTCCAGTAGCACTGGATTATTCTCCGAGTCGATTAGCATCTTCTCGAGCGCTTTCGCCTGGTCGAGCAGGCGCATAGCGATCTGCTTCGCACTCTCGGCGATCTCGCCCATCTCTTTTTTTTCGGCTTCTTCCGGGGAAGTCGACTCGAGCTTCGGTGCGACGAAGCGCGCCGGCTCTCGAGACGGCCGGTCGTCTTCGGGGTCTAGAGCCCCCGTCATCCAGTCGTTCATGCCGTAGCCTGACACATTCCGGGGGCGCACGCCCCCATTGCGACATTACACATATGGTGTAATGGGGTTTCTAGCCCCCAGAGCCGGATCAACGGAAGAC